GGCGTACAACTCCCCCCTGCCGATGTGGCAGGGGGTCTTGTTATTTGCGGACGATATAGCGCAGGTAGCGCTCGACCTTGTCCGGCTGTGCGTCCGCGTCGCGGATGAAGTCGGCGGCCATGTCCGCGTAGAAATCCGGGCTGTGGATGCCGTAGCGCTTTGCCGTGGCGGCGTAATCGCTGTACATGGCGTTGGCCACCGCGTAGAAGGCCCAGAACTCCGGGCCGTCGGTGGGAAAGCCCTCCTTTTGCGCCAGAGGTTTCAGCGCTTCGGGCGACCACTTTCCGCCGCGGGGATGGTTGGGATCCGTCCCCTCCATGCTCTGCACCCAGCGCATGGCCGACTCTTGGTCGATCTCGCCGGAGGATTCCTCCGCCGCTGTGGTGGAGTCCATCCAGACGGTGCCTGTGGCCTTGATGGCCGTGGGCTTGTGATCGTCCGCGCGGGTCATGCCGCCGTCGTAGTGGGCGGCTCCGAAGCCGAGACGACCTCCGTCATAGAGACCCGCCCGTGGCGGCTCCGTGTAGTCCGGCTGATGCCGATAGGGATCCGCCGTCATGCGGCGCTCCATCGGGTAGCCGTAGGCCTCCGTGCGCCGCTCTTCCGGCCAGTCGCGTTCCCGCCTTCTGCGAGTCTCCTCCGGGCGGCGTTCCTCCTCGCCCTCCTCGCGGGGGCGGGTGAGCATCCTCATGGTGATACCATTCACGTCGTGCCACCTCCTGCCTCAGCGGCGGGTGCCGTCCCGTTGATGGACTCAAGGGCGTTGTTCGGCGCGCAAGCCGGGCGGCCCAGCAGGCGGAACGTCCCGCCGGTGGCCGTGGTGACGACGACGGCGGAGTACTTGGTGCGCGTGCGGATGCCGCAGGCCGTGACCTGTGCGCAGTTACACTTGGTCAGCGGGTACTGGGCCGTCCCCGTGCCGATGGTGACGACCACGGGCGCGTTGATGGTGGCGGCGTCCGGGATGGACTGAGCCACGACGATACAGTACTTTTGGCCGTTGCGGTAGTTCCCCGCCGGGAGATTGATGGTCAGCGTCCCGCCCGCGAAGGTGACCGCCTGAGAGATCACCAGCCGGTCGCAGAGCCGACAAACAGTTTTACAGGCCATGATGTTCATTCCTTTCTCAGGGGCGGGATGATTCCCGCCCCGAATTGTCACCCTTACGGGGATCAGCAGCAGCCGCAGCCGTTATAGCCCGAGTTACAGCCGCAACCGGCCAGAGGATTGGCTACCTGATAGGCAGGGACGGGGTAGGGGGCCACCCGATTGATGATCCGATTGGTCTCCTGACTCATCACGCCCGCCAGATAGTTGTTCTGGTTGGCCTGACTGGCCGCCAGTTTGAGAGACTGGTTCTCGGCCTGCAGGGTCGCCAGCTTGTCCTGCGTCAGGAAATCCAGCACGGCGCGGGTACCGGCGTTCTGCGCGTCGATGATGTCGCGCGCCGCCGTCTGCACGGTGTTACGGGTATCGCACGCCTGCGTCGCCATGTTGTAGTTGATGTCCGCAAAGCCCCGCTCCATCTGGCGCTGGGTCTCGCAGCAGCACTGCTGATTGGCCGCGCCCATGGTGTAGAGCTGTTGCATGAGGGCCGTCTGCTGGTTGGCCCGGGAAAGCTCCGCCTGAGCAAAGCCGTTGGCCATGCTCTGCTGAACACCGTTTACCAGCTGAGCCTGAGCATACAGGCCGTCGCAGAGTCCGTTATTGACTCCGTCGATCTTACGCTCGACGTTGGCAAAGTCGCTGGTCAGGACGTAGCCGTCCACCGCCGAGCCCTGTCCGCCCCGGTTACCGCCGAAGCCGCCGTTGCCCCAGCCAAACAGCAGGGCAAACACCACGATGATCCAGAGCCAGTTCCCATCACCGAACATCCCGTTGGAGTTGTTTCGGCCCTCGCTTACGCCTACCGCGTAGCCGCTGGAAAAATCATTATCCGCCATAGTTTTATCGCTCCTTATCTTATATTCGCAGCGCGGGCCGCGCGCTCCCGCGGGTGCTTCATGATCTGATACCCAGCCCCCGGAGGATCGCCTCCGGGCTTGTCCCCCGCTCCCGGGCCATGTTCTCCGCCATCCGGCGCAGCTGGTCGGGAGTCTTACCCTGTACCATTCGTAGGGCTTGGGCCATCATGGGGTCATTCCCGGCCAGCTGGCTGAGGATCTGGATGGGATCGCCGCCGCCCTGTGCGGCCTGCAAAAGCATCATGAGGGGGTTATTCATTTTCCGCCGCCTCCTTCTGGGCACGGCGGCGCGTCTTGAGCGCGTCGATCTGGCCCGTCAGCTCCGCCACCTGATCCCGCAGGGCCTTCACGTCGCTCTCCAGCGCGTAGGCCTCCGGGGCCTCTGTTTTGGGCTCGGGCCGGGCGACCCGGCGGTACTCCGCAAAATCGGTCTGGCCCGTCTGGCTGTTAAACAGCTTGGTGTAGATCGCGCCGTGGCTCACGTCCGGGAATATCATCAATCCGCCCATGAAATCCACCGGCACGCCCAGCGCCTCCTCCCGGCTGGTGACCATGCGCCCGCTGAGGCCGTTCTGGGCCTGTTGGGCGGGCTGATAGGCGGGCTGTTGATACGCCGCCTGATACATGGGCGGCTGGTAGGTCTGTGGCATTTGGTAGGGTGGGAAATTCGCCATGTTTTCACGCTCCCTTCTGGGGATAGTTTCCCACAGATGGGGAGAGAGCGCCATGAAAGGGCGGCGCAAGTTTTCAGCAATTCCTCCGCAAATTTCATGCAACTTTTTTAAAAAAAAGTGTTGACATATTACGCAATGCGTAGTATAATAAGCACGTAATCAAGGAGGGGCCGCAGGCGGGGAAAGCCGCCGGGCACGGAGGAAACGTCATGAAGATCATCAGCAGCCAGCAGTACGTCAACTGGGACTTGGTCGAGGAGAAAAAGGCTCAGATGATCGAGGAAGGCGTTACCAAGATTGAGCTTCCTTGTTGGACGATCGGTGAGTTTGAGGACGTTGGCGAAGTCGCCATCTTGTCCGACGGCCACCACCGCTATCAGGCGGCCCGGGAACTCGGCATCGAAGTGGAGTGGGACATCGATTCCGACCCCGAAGATCTGACCGGCGACACCGCCCTGTTGGCCCACTATATGGACAGCGATTACTATTACGTCGAAACCAGCGATCTGGACAACAACGTGATCGACCGCGTCTGGTAACGATCATCACCCGCCCCGGAGGTCACGAGGGCAGAAGGAGAAAAGGACATGGATACCAAGATCACCACCAACATCGACCGCAATTACTACATCATCGGCGGACAGTATGAGACCTGCTGCTACGGAGCCAGCGATACCCTCCGCGGTGCGAAGTGCATCGCCACCCGCAACCGCGAATACTGGGACAACTGGCAGGGCTGGCACAAGCCCAACATCTACAAGGCGGACGACGTGCAAGTCATCATCAGCCGCGGCCGGATCACCACGCCGGACGGCTGGGAAGTCATCGTACCCAAGCCCGACGCCGTGCCGGTCTGCTGACCCTACCACAAGCCCAGCCGGGCGGGCCAAAGCCCGGCAGAAGGAGGACGCGATGGAAATCTACGATCAGGAGATCACTACCGCCGAGGATATGATCGAGCTGGTAGACGACTGGCTGTACGGCAACGTCACCATGGAGGAGGCGGACGAGATCGTGTTTGACGGCGCGCCCTACTACGACGGCCAATGGAGGCAGGACTACCACGACGGCAAGGACAGTTATACGCTGGTCATCGACGAGACCGGCGAGATTCGGCAGGAGCGGCACTGAGCACGATCTCCATTGACCCCAAAATTGACTAAGGAGGACTGACCTATGACTTTCCAAGACTTTCACCGGCTCTACATCGACGCGAGCGAGTGCGACACCGCCGAGCGCTTCATGGCGGAGTGCGGCGGCTCCGTCGACTTCGCCAGCCCGGAGGACGCAGTCCGCATCCTGACGGCCATTCACACCATCGTGCATGGCGGCGGCGACTTTCGCGCCATCGCCAGCGCCTGCGGCCTGTCTATTCGCGGTCTGGCGCTAAGGCTTAACATCCCGGAGCGGACGGCCACCTGCTGGACGGCTAACTCTGACAGCAACCACCGCTCTGCCAGCCCTTGGGCGCTGCAGCTGATCGCCTACGCATCCGTCAACTCCATGGAGGATGGCGATGCCTAAGCGCCGCTATAAGTGCTGGGTGCTTCGGTCACCCGCCGGCGACCTGTACAGGACGGACTCCATCAGCGACTTTGTCAAAGCGCACCCGGACGAGTTCCCCAACGCCAAGGTCGCCATACGCCAGTTCTACACCTGCAGCGTGTACGGCTGGGATGTGGTCTCCCGCCAGACGGAGGACGGGGAACTCGATCTTCCGCCCTACCACCAAAACCGCACCTTCTGGACGCTCCGCTCCCCGTCAGGCGAGGTCTACGGCGTGCCCAATCTTAACCAGTTTCTGCTCGACCACCCGGAGGATTTCCCCAATACGGCCTCCGCCGCCAGCTGCTTTACGCAGGCCTCCGGCACGACCCGCACCGTCTGCGGCTGGTCAGTGCTCCCCAACCCGGTCTCCTCCGCCAAGATCACCACGTGGCGCAAATGGCGTTGTTACAAGCTCCTGACCTGCAGCGACTGCGGCAGGGAATACACGGGGCATATCAAGACCATCCGCTGCCCGGAGTGTCAGGCAGAAGCCGACCGCAGGCATAACGCGGAGTACCGCCAGCGCAAGATGGCCGGGCAGGCGCGGGAGATCGGCAGCACGGCGATCTGCGAGCGGTGCGGCGCTGAATACACTGTGGAGTCCGGCTTGCAGCGCTACTGTAAGGAGTGCGCCCCCGCCGCCATCAAGGAGCAGCGCAACCAAAGCTCCCGCGCGTGGAATCAGGCCGCCTATACCGACCAGAAAAAACGCGACGGCAAAAACGAGAGCCGCCGGGCAGTCCCCCTGCCGCACACTTGCACCGTCTGTGGCAAGACCTTTTACTCCACGGGCGAACCGCTCTACTGCTCCGAGGATTGCCGCCAGAAGGCCCGGAAGGAATACCAGACCCGCTACGATCAGGAGCGGCGGGAGAAGCGCCGGGAGGACGCGAAGGCCCGCTACGCTAAGCTCACGCCGGAGGAAAAGGAACAGCGCAACGCAAAGGCCCGCGAGCGCTACGCCAAACGAAAGGAGACTGATTCACGATGAGGACGTGCGAGGTATGCGGGCGGGAGCTCCTTGACCGACAGCTCTATTATTGCTCGATGGAGTGCCGGAGGAAAGCAGAAGCGGAGCGCAAAAAGGAAACCGCCAAGGCCGGGCACTCGTACAGGCGATGGGTGCTCCGCTCCCCTAAAGGCGAGTACTACAAGACGGACAACCTTCAAGCCTTTATGGACGATCACCCTGGCTTTTTCCCCAAACCCAAGACAGCGATTCAGTTACTTTACAAAAGCGGCGGCACCGCTGGGTGGCAGGTGGTCTCCCGTGAGACGTTGGACGGTCATGTGGACTACCCGACCCCTTCAAGGATCCGCAAGTTTTTCCGCCTCCGCTCGCCGGGCGGCCAGATCTATGAGGTCACCAACGTCAACCAGTTCCTCCGGGAGCACCCGGAGGATTTCCCAAAAGTTAATTCCGCCGCCAGCGCGCTCTTTACGTCCCACAGGTTCCGCGGTTGGACGGTGCTCCCAAACGTGGAGCCCTCCCCAGAAACGGCGGTGTGGCACGAGTGCTATTATAACAAGCATGGCCCTGACAAACCCCTTATCTGTCGCGACTGCGGCCGCGAATATATGTCTTCTTACGATTCTCTCCGCTGCCCGGAGTGCGAGGCAAAGCTCAACGCCAAGCGCTATGCGGCTCAACAACAGCGGAAGCTCGCCGGGCAGGTGCGGAAGATCGGCAGCACGGCGAGCTGCGAGCGGTGCGGGGCGGAATACACCGTAACGGGCGGAAGGCAGCGCTATTGTGATGCTTGCGTTGATCCGCATAAAAAGGTGTATAGTAGGCTCTATCAGCGCAATCGCCGCGCGAAACAAAAAAACGCCGGGGAATGATCCCCGGCGTTGGTTTTTACAGGTGGCGTTCTACTGTTCCCCGCCACCTATTGACGATGTTCTGCACGGTTCTTGGGCTGATTCCGAGCTCGTCGGCGATCTGCTCATAGCAGATGCCGTCGAGGTATTTACGTTTCAGCGCCCTGCGGTCGCGTTCTGAGCGCACCCACAGATCAATGACCCTCTCGTAATCCTGCCGCCCGTGCTCCATGGGTTAGCCCTCCGCGACCTCGGCAGGATCGGCAGCGGAGGCTTTCTCAGGCGGTTTGGTCTTCTCCCCGGATGCGAGCTGCTTCAAATCGAGCTGCTTCCACGCGGCTTTCAGCGCGTCCAAGACGACCTCCGATTCGATGTTAAATCCCATATCTTTCATTCTGTTCAGCGCATATGCCCATTTGTCTTCCCCCAGATACCGGCCCAGCATGGCTTCCGCGGCTTCTACGGCGATCTTCGCCGCGTCGATCATATCCCGTTTCTCCAACCATGGGCGCACATAGCGCGTCCATACCCGCGCCAGCAGGGCGGACATAGCCGCCGCCAGCGCGCCGATGATGGAGACGACCACCTGCGTCCAGTCCACCTGTTTCAGGATGCTTTCCTCCGCCAGCGCCCAAACGGGCGTGAGCAGGAGCAGCAGTGCCAGCAACCATACCATGATCTTCCTCATTTTTTCTGCTCCTCGCTTTCCAGTTTATTGATCCTCGTTTCGTGTGCGTCGATCCTGTGATGGGCGGATTTCGCGCTTTCTTCCACCTTCCCCACCCGGACGGAGAGATTGACGATATCGTTGCGCATGGCCCGCTGCTCCACGCGGATGTCGTCCACTCCGTTAGCGATACCCCGGAGGGTGCTCTTGACCTCGCCCTGCTCGGACGCTCCGCCCCTCGTGTCCCGGCGGCCTGTGAGGATCAGCATCAGCAGGGCGACGATCATGGCCGCAAAGGAGATGATTTCGCTGGTAGTCATTTCGTTTTCACCCCCTTTCCGGCATGAAGTTTCATATTTTCTTGATTTAATGGCACAAAGTTTCATCCTTGTACCAAAAACCGCGACATCATCCACCCCGTCCGCCGGATACCGTCGGTGCATAGCGCCGTGATCTGCGACCATTCCTCGCCCGGCTGGCGGATGGTAACAGGCGTGTCGCTCCGCACGTGCCAGTACAGGTTCTCGCCCTGACTGGGCTTGATCCGCAGTTTGACGGGCAGCCCGTTTTCGGCGTACACGGTAGCCTCCGTCATGGGGTCGATGGGTTCCTCCGGCTGGGGAGCGCTCTCCGCCTCCCACGGGCTGGCCCAATGCGTCCAAGGGTAATCCCTGACCGGCTGATGCACCACGCCGTAGGCCGTGCCCCGGGCATGGACGCAGGTGCCGTCCCCCAGCGCGAGGCCGGTGTGCTGCATGATGGTGCCTTTCTGCCGGTAGAGGTAGACCACTTCGCCCTCCGGCAGGCTGTCGATGGTGCCCTTTCGCCGCCACGGGCCTTTCCGCCATTGACTGGTAGCCCCGCTGGGCAGCTCTATTCCCGCAGCCTTGGCGGCGTAGCGGGTCAGCTGGGCGCAGTCCCACACGGGCCGACCGTCCCACTTGGCCCCGGTGACGAGGATGTTCTGGGCCTGATCGGGGTATTGGGCTGCCTGCTGCCGCCGGAAGGCCGCCGTGCATGTCTGGCCCTTGGCCCCGTAGATGTACCCCTGTCCGATCTTCGACCGGGCAAAGGCAGCAGCTCTCTCGCCGGTCATAGCTCGCTCCTTCCCGCCGCCAGCAGTGCGGCCACCACAAAGCCGATCAGGCCGCCGACGATAAAGCCGACCACAAAGCCGATCATGGTTTACTCCTTTCCATTCGGCGGGGGCGGATCGCTCCGCCCCCGTCTGTTCTGGTTACTCCGCCGCCGCCGTGCCGCCGTACTCCGTCGGCACCAGCTCCGGCAGGCCGCTGTCGATCAGCACCTCCGCAACGCCCTTCTTCAGGGCCTTGGGCACCTGTTCAAACGTGGTCTTCCCCAGAATTACCCGCTGCGCAAAGAACATAGCCATCATGATACACCATTCCTTTCCAAAGATGATTTTTATCGCGAACAGCTGAATTGCTGTTATCGCCTTACTTAGCTGTTTCATCCGCGTACACCACCGTCGCCATTTCGGCGATACAGTCCTCGATGAAATCGTTTCGGTCGCTGATGGCCTTGATCTGTGCTTTCAGCATGGGGATGTCCTCTTTCAATGTCTGGGCTTCCTGCTGCGCCACCGCAAGGGGGCTGTCCAGCTTTTCGCCGCCCCGGTAGAAGTCCTGCCCGTCGTAGGTATCGCCGATCGCTACCGGCAAATCCCCGCAGGGAACCGCGTCCGGGAAGTCCGATGCATTGGCGGGATACAGCCAGATGATATTCGTCACCGTTCCGTTTTCCACCACGGCATAATTCATTTCATTCATATTTTCCACTCCTTATCTGTGGTTTCGAATCACGACAATGCCGCTTCCGCCCTTGCCGACGTTCGTCAGGTTGGAGTACATACCGCCGCCACCGCCGCCGGTGTTGGCCGCGCCGCTGCTGGGCTGGTTTCCGTTCCACGCGCCGTTGCCGCCGCCCCCGCTGCCGCCCTTGGCCTGTGCGGAGCCGTTGCCGCCAGCTCCACCGCCGCCCGCATACAGGGTGCCGGTGCTCTCGCCGAACTCCCGCGTGGTCGTCCCCTGTCCCTTACCGGGGGAACCCCAATGGTCAATGCCGATGTTGGCGGCGTTCTGCGGGTCGCCGTTGCCACCGTCCGAGCCGCCGTTGTTCACCTGATTATTGCCGTAGGCTCCGCCGCCGCTGCCGCCGCCCAGCTTCGTACCGCCGCCCGCCTTCACGCCAAAGGCGCTTGTATCTCCGCCAGACGCAAAGGCGCTTTGCCCGCCTGCGCCGATGACGATGTTGTAGGAAGTATTCGCCGTCACCTGAATGCTCTCTTGGGTCTTGGTGTAGCCGCCGCTGCCCGCCTTGCCGTAGCCGTTGTTCCCGTCCCAGTTGCCGCTGCCGCCCGCGCAGCCGCCGCCCACAAGGAAAACGTCAAGGCCGCCCTTAGCGCTCCCTAGCTTAGTAAATGTCAGTACGCCGCTGGTCAGCAACTTGATCCGCCAGTTCCCGCCCCCATCGTCGATCAAGGAGGCGTTACCTGTGTACGTGTACTCCGGCATTCCTGTCCCGCCCCCGGCGCTCCCGCCGGGAAAGTAACTGATAATGCTCATGTCATCCCACCTCCATGATGAGGATCGGCAGCGCCGCCTCCGGCTTGTCGCCAAAGGCGCTGATGGTGATGCTGCCCGCCGCCTGAGCCGTGGCCAGCAGCATAGCGGCGGCAGCCGTCTCCATTTCCTCCGCCGTTACCGTCGGCGCGAGGCCCACGATCAGGTGAGCGTCCGCCGCCAACCCCGTCACGGTCACGGTCTGGGTATAGGGGGCGCTATCGCCCGTCCATCCCGCCGCCGTCAGGGTGGCGGTATGTTCGGTGGCTCCGCCCTGTGGCCGCGCCTCCAGCGCCTCCAGCTTGGCCTGTACCGTCTCTCCGTCCGCAGCGGCGATATCCGCCGCGCCCAACGTGACCGCTCCGTTCTCCGGGCTTTTTCCATTCACCGTGGCTACCTTGGCGGTCACGGTATCTTTGAGGCTCGTCAAGCTGGCTCCCACTGTCTGACTCTCCCCGGACGCGACCGGGATCTGATCCGCCGTCGGCATGGGGTGGACGTGGTTACCGCGCGACAGTCCGTTGGCCGTACCGGGCGACGCTGTCCCCAGCGCCTCCGGCGTACCCTCGTAGTAGTCCACACCGTCCACCGCGCCCGTGTCGCCCCGTGGAATCACCAGATTCAGCACCGGCTCCTCCGCCGTCCCGGTAAAGCTGGCGCTGGCCTGTGTCCCCGGCGCGCCGGTGGTCACCGTCCCCATGGTGAGGTTAGGGGTCGCGCCCGTCGCTCCCTGTGGGCCGGTCGCTCCCTGTGGGCCGGTGGGGCCTTCCGGCCCTTGAGGGCCGGTGAACTCGCCGTCCTCCTTGGCCTGTAGGAGTTCATTTTTCGCCGCCGTGGCCGCAGCCGCCGCGGCGTTACAGTTGGCAATGGCCTGTTCCAGATCGCCGTAGCTGGGGATGGAGCCGCTGGGGTCGATGATAACGCCGTCGCCGCCCCGCTCCACATAGCCGGACAGCCGCATCAGGCTCCGCTCCCGGCTCCCGTCGTTACAGCGGATGATGAGGACGAAGCTCCCGGCGTACTTGTAGCACTGATCCAGCAGGGGGATGGTGATCGTCCCGCCGCTGACCGTCCCGGCGCAGCGGATCTTAGCCCCGTCCACAGGGCGCTCGAACTCGCCGAAGGCCGTCGCCCCGGTCAGGGTCGCCGCCTGTCCGCCCTTGGTGACGGCCAGCACCACTGTGTCCGCCAGCTTGTCGTTCTGGACGAGCAGCCCCGGCACGTTGAGATTGACCAGCGGATCGTTCAGCTCGATCTCATACCGCGCTACCCGCGCAACGCTCTCCGCCATGGTCATCCCTCCTTCGCCAGCTCGACCAGCACGTTTCCGCCGTTTCGGCTGATCCCGTTTAGCCGGGAGTAGCCCGCGAAGTGCTTGTCGCCCTGATTCTCGTCGATCCGCTCCAGCCAGTCCAGCCCGTCAAACTCCGCGGCGATCTCCGGCAGCCGCCGCCCGTCCGCGTATTGGAGCATCACGAGGTCTCCGAGCTGTGTCGGCCCGCCCAGATAGGCCGCTTCGTATTCGTGTCCCTTACTCGTCTTGATTTTCATTTCGGCTCGCCTCCGTTATGGTTTTTATTAGCTCCCGCAATGTCTGGATGCTGGCCAGCAGGTAGTTGAGACTGTTTTCCCCGTGGGTGTCCACCTTGTTCAGCGCTTGGATGACGTTTTCAATGATTTCTTTCATTAGTCGTCTATGGCCCTCCCTAGATACACAACTTCTTTGGATGACACGCTCCCGTTGGAGTTCTTTTTGGGGGTGAGTACGGTCATGTGGGCATTGCTCCCGTTCTGGTCTTTGTAGTAGATCGTTCCCTCCACGTAGCGGGGGAAAGATACGCCTGTTACAAAGGTCTTGGTTTTCCATCCGCAGTCGTAGTTGATAAGCGACACGTTGGTCGCCTGAAAGGTCTGTGTGGTCAGATTGTTGATGTCCATCCGCTGGGCTTGAGCCGTTCCCGCGAAAAACTTGTTGATGTTGGCCACTTCCGCGCTCAGGTCGCTGGCCGTCACGTAGCCCTTGAGGTTGACCTTGTTGGCGCTGATGGTGATACTCTCGCTGGTCTGGTTGATGGATGATATCACGCCGTTTTTGGAGACTTTCAGCTGAATCTCGGCGGCCTGACCGTCTATGCGGATGTTGGCGGACGAGATCGCTTCGCTGTTGGTCTCTACCTTGGCCACAAGGCCGATGGTGGTATCCGAGCCGTTGAGCAGGATCTCCGTGCTGCTCAGGCGGTCTCCTTGGCTGGCTAGGATCTTTTCATTGGCCGTGATCCGTACCGTGGCCTTTTCCAGCTTGATCTCCGTCTCGCTGATCTTGTTGGCCTGCTCGTTTATGGCGATGGTGTGGAGGCGGATCAAGTCCATGTTCTCCACGATCAGCTCCTTATTCTTCTCGGCGCTGTTCCCGGCCCGGCCAGCGCCGCCCCGGGCCTTGGCAAGGTCGCTCTTGATGCTGGCGATCTGTTTCGTCAGGCTCTTTTTCCATTCGTCCTTCTCCGCGCCCAGCTTGATCTTGGTCTCCTCCGGGCGGACGTAGTCGCGCTCGATGTCCACCACTTGGCTTGTAAAGGTCTCCCCCTGTCGGGTGATGACCGCCACCAGATCGTAGAGCCGGATCTTACGGTGGCTCTGGCCTGGCAGCATCTCCATATCTTGGACGGTGGCCGTCCCGCCGATGATGGGCTCCCGCTGGGCTTCCAGCGCCTCCCACGTCTTATCCAGCAGCTCCGCTGCGTCGGTGATCTGTTGGTCGCTGAAGACCATCTCTTTCCGTCCGTACTTGGCCAGCGCGGCCTCGTCTGCGATCCACGTCTGGCCGGAGGGTTTGTCCGCTGGGTCTCCGCCCGCCTTAGTCCACGTCACGCCCGCAATGGTCAGCCGGGTAGGGTCGTTTCCTTCGCCGGTGGCCTTACCTACGCCGTAGGCCACCGTGCAGGGGCTCCCCGTCCGGGTCAGATACACGCTCCCCGCGTCGGTGGTGCTGTCGAAGATACGGCCCCGGAAGATGGGCTCCATCTCCTGTAGGTCAATGCATCGGGCCGTGATGGCTCCGCCGCTGAAATCGTAATAGGGCACGACCCGCACCGCGCACGCCGTCGCCATGTCCCGCAGCGCCTCCCACGCCGTCTGGTAGTACACCGTCAGCGTGGCTTTCCGCTTCCCGGCAGCGATGGCCCGGATCTCCCACGCCGTACCCGCCAGCAGCGCCGCCGCACCGTCCGCCGGGGCGCTGTCCGTCAGCTCCACGTGTTCGATCACCTTTTCCGTCAGTTCCGCCGCCGCCGCATCCGTGGCGGTGATCCGCGTCACGGCCAGCAGGTCGTCCTCCTCCGTCTCGTCCACCTCAAACAGCCGGAAGCGACCGTCCACGCAGCGAAAGCCGAGAAATTCCCCCGGGCGCACGCCCGCTCCCATGGTGACCTCGGCTTCCAGCTCGTAGTCCGCCTCCTTGTGGACGAGCTCGCTCACGCCGCCGGGCAGCACCTTCCGCACCCGCCGCGCCGCGTCGAAGATATACACTACATCCATTCGTTCCGCCAACTCGCTTCCATCTGGCCGCCGTCCGTGCTGGTGATCTTGTGTACCCCCGGCGTAAAGCCGGGCCGCCACAGACTGGCCGTATAGTCGATCAGGCTCTCCGCATGGGCTCCGTTGACAGTCAGGCTCCCGGCCTTGGTGTCCATCTCCACCACCGCCTCCGCCGTGAGCGTTCCCACCAGCGTCAGAAAGGCTTTCCCGTCCAGCTTCCACGTCAGCCCTTCCACTTCCGCCGCGAGGGTCTGGCGGATGGTGGGGCGGCATACGCCGTCCCCGCTGACGGCCATTTCCGCGCCGCCCGTCCCGCTGGCCCGGCTGATATAGGTGTCATGGGCATAGGGGCGTGGGAGGATGAACGTCACGTCCACCGTGGCAAAACCGAAGGTAAACTCCGGCGCGGAGATACTTCCCAGCACCGCCTCGTAGGCCTTACCCGGCCAGTGGGTCGGCTCCAGCTCTCCCACGCCGTCCCCGGAGCTGGCAGCCCACCGGGCCAGCCGCGACCGGGCCTCCCACGCGTCGTCCCGCGTCCGGCACGCGATATTGATCCGCACCACATACTCGCCCTGTCCCGTCCGCACCGCCGCGAATGTCTCGCCGTCCCAGCCTTGGACGGTCTCCACCGTCCGCTCCGGGCAGCCCGGCGGGATCTCCTTACTGATACTGATCCGCGGGTGGATGTCCCGCACGTCCACGCCGTTAAACCTCATCTCGCTCCCTCCTTACGGCAGCCGAGACGCGCGGCTCGTCTGTCTCCCTTGTAGGCTGTTACTCTCGTCAAACGTAGCCCGCGCTATCTCACGCCCGTTGATATTCAGGGGGACTGTCACGCTCAGACGGTTCCGCCCCAGCGTCCCGCCGAAGTATCCGCCGTTACTCAGGCCGTACGTAGGCACGGCCCCCAGCCCGCTCCCGAGGCTGGCCGCCGCCGCGTTGATACGGTTGACCCAGTCCACCGTCGTAATATACGCCGCCGCGAATCCCTTACTCAGCCCGTTTTGGGCGCTGATCCCCACGTTCTGTCCAGCCACGGCGGCATTCGCCCCGGCTGTATTCATCCCGTCGGTCAGCGACGTGTCCAGACTGTCGCTCATGTCCATCCCCAGTTTTCCCATCTCGTCGATGACCTGTTGTTTCTGTTCGTCCGTCAGCCCCAGCTGTTCCAGCCGGTTCGCGGCCTCATCCTCTCCGCCCAGCGTCCATCCGCTCGTCAGCAGGTCAATGGCGTTCTGTAGGCTCTCGTCGTCCAGCAGCTCACCCTCCGCCTCTCCGATGAGTGCTTTCGCGTATTCGCTTCCGGCACTTTTCCCGGCCGCTATAGCCGCTTTTTGGGCTTCATAGTCGTTCGGGAGATATTTTTCCATTGTTTCTTTACTTGGCTGATTTTTCAGAGAGCCCTCTACCGCCGCCCGTGCTTCTTCGTCCGACTCTCCCGCGTGGGTTCCAAAGATCCCAAAGATCCCCAGCTCGTTAATGTCGTCGATAACGCCGACCGCTTTTCGCGCCACCGCTCCGATTTTTTCCACGATGTCTTCCAGCACCGGCATCAGGTCGTCTATGGTGTCGCCAAGCAGTTTCACGACCTCCGTCGTTTCTACGGTTATTTTCGTCGTCAGCGGCTCCAGCTTTTCCGAGACTCCGGCCCACGCGTCGGCCAACTCCAGCTGTGCTTTCGCCGCATCCTGTAGGCTCGATGTCTTCTCGTTGTAGGCATTCAGATTTGATTTATATCCTTTCGGGGTCGCGTAGGTCAGGGCCGCAATGGCCTTGGCCTCCGTCGTTCCCGCGTCGCTCATTACTTTTTCGAGCTCTTCTAGGTTTCCGCCCATACGTTCGACAAACTCCCCGAACGCGCCCGTCGGTTTCCCCGTCGTCACGGTCTCCTGAAAGCTCTCGGACAGGTTCTCTAGCTTCAGCGTGTCCTGAAACATCAGCGACGCGTAAGAGAATATATCCGCCGCCGTCCCCATCCATTCTTCTGAGAGGCCTGTTTGCATCAGGTTGCTCACGGCCTCTTTTGCGCCGTCAAAGTCGCCCGTAAATGCCGCCAACGTGAACAGCATCTCTTTCATGGCATCTTTGTTGTGGTTTCCCGCTTTCGCCGCCGTCTCAAATTGTTCCATGGCGCGGCGGTAGTCCCGGTTACTTTCCACAAAATCGGTCACGTCCTGTACAGCGCTGGAAATGGTTTGCGTTACCGTGGCGGCCACCTGAAAGCCTACGCTCCCCTTGATGCTCCCAATGTCCTGTTGTAGGTTTTCGATCAGGTCTTTTACGCTCTTGTTGGCTTCCTCCGCGCCGTCTCCGATCCCGTCCTCGATCTGTTTTCCGACGCGTCTACTGTCCCGCCCAAACTCCTCCGCCTCCTTGTCCGTGTCTTGGAGGCCTTTTTTCATGGTCATCAGTTTGGCGGTGGCATTGCTCAGTTTGATTCGCCACTCGTCCGTTTTCGCACTGTTGTTTCCGTATACGGCGGCGCTTTTCCGCACCGCATTGACCAGCGCGTCCACGACCTGCTCCTGCTGGGCGATCTGTTCTTTCAGGCTTCGGCTTTTCTCCGTGTAGTATTGCTGTGCGTCGCCGGTTACCTTAAATTCGGTCGCAGCCGCTTTCAGGTCTGCGTCCATAACGCGCAGATTCCGGCTCGCGTCCGCCAGCGCCTGCTTAAAGGCTTGTTCGCCGTCCAGTGCAATGCTGGTCTTGATCTCCCGCACCGCCATTACTCGTCACTCCAATCCGCAAGGCGCTTTCTTTTGATCCCGTGCAGCTGGTCGTCATAATCCCGCCGCTGCAAATATAGCTCCATGATAACCGACGGCGGGGTAGTGAGCGCCTCCGCCCGACTGAGCCCCGCCGTCAGCCCGTAGCCCAGAAATCTGATCGCTTTCAGGCTTCGGCGTTCGTTTTTTTTTCGAGTTCTTCCAGCACTACGTCCGTAGCGCCCTCCGGCTCGTCTTCGTCCCGGGTCATTCCTTCCACAAAGGCCGTTTTCGCCAGCATGGCGGCCTTGCTGGCCTGTTTTGGGGTCAGGTGCTCCCGCAGCCAGTCCACCGTCACAGGCTCGCTCCCCCGGTCTCCCGCCGTGGCCGTGATGGCCGCCAGTTCCATACTGACCTCCATGGGCCGCTCGTTTTCTTCCAGCCGCCGGTTCATTTCGCTCAGGCTTCCGAAGGCCGCCTCCACGTCGAACCACGCCTGTAGATCAAAGGCGAAGCGCAGCTCGCGCCCCGCCACTTTCATTTTCAGCTCGGCCATGTTTACGCCCCCGCCACGTTGGCCTTGGTGTCCAGCCACGCGATCGCCTTGGACTCCTCCGTAAAGTCGGCGTAGTCCCGGAACTTGCTTTTGCCGGTGGAATCGTTGACCACGGCCATGATGTTGCCGTTGATGGTAGGAGTCTGCCACGTGATGCTCCCCGCCTTGGTGTTGGCCGTCTCGTTGGCCATGGAAAGCTGGGTCTTGTGATACCAGTACGCCCGATAGCTCTCAACGCCGTTGAGCCGCCGCACCCGGTAGTAGCCAAGGCCCACATAGGGCGCAGCCTCGCCCGTCTCATGGAACACCGTCGGATTTTGGCTTTCTCCCGCCGTCTTTTTGACCCCTAGGATTTTTTCCGCCGCGTCGTCGCTGATATCGTCAATGTTGAGGTCAATGGTTCCGCCCGTGATGCTGTTGTCGCTTTCCTTTAGCGCGTCGTTAGCATACAGGCCCTCGGTGTTGCGGTTGATGGTCACCGTCGCACTGATCGCCGCGCCGATCTCCACGCCCGTGTCGTAGGTCACAGCCTGACCGGCTACTTCCGTTTTGATCGGGGCGGCCACAACGTGCTTCATGCCCACAAATGCCATTTAGAGTCCACTCCTTTCAATCTGTTTGTTCATGATAAATTCCATGGCTTCTATCGCCTTTGGTGTTCCTTGGTCTTCGATCTCGTTCACAAAGTGATCTCCGACCCATGGCCCCTTTGTAGCCGCATTGCTTTTCCAGCCGTAATGCAGCAGAAAGGCTTTTTCCGCGTTTCTCGTTCCGTCCTTGTCCTTCCCTTGAGGGTAAACTTGGATTTCAAGATCCCCGTCTTTGTTTTTTTTGATTTTTGTCGCCTTTACGCCTTTGAGCATGGCTCCCGTGTCCACATGGCCTCTGGCGATAATGACCTGATTCCACGTCCCGATCATGATTACGGCTCCCGCCCTTAGCATATCTTCCGCCATTGGGCCTGTCTCTTGGCCTAACAGCTTTAATCCCTTGGCAAGGTCGTCTATGCCCTGCACATGGAAATTAGCCATCTCACCACACCTCGCAATCAAACAGGTGGCGGATGACCAGATCCTCGCCGTCGCCCTCGCTGTCCATCAGGTACTCTACGGCCACGTTGTCCCGGTGCTGTAGCAGGTCATAGAGCGCCTCCGCGATCTCGTCGTACTCGTCCCGCGTGTATCGCTCTACCTGTACCTTCCATCCGCCCTGATTGAGCCCGTCCGCTGAAGCGTCGATGCGCTCATACTCGGCCCACGTGGTATAGTTCCCGCGCTTGGCGCTGACGTGGTGCTTGACATCCGGGTCTACCGTCGCCAGCAGCCGCCCAAACTCCGGCAGTGTCATGCTTCCACCGCCTTTAGGGTCAGGTCGGTAATGGGCTGGCCGTTATCGTCGTCGTGGCCGTGATAGGCCCGCGTCACGTCGTAGCGCACGCCGGTTTTCGGCAGCGCGTCCGCGTCCGCCAGCACTACCACCGCGTGGTTGTCGATCTGGCGGTTTTGGTAGATTCGGATCCTTGAGCTGGCTTCTGTGTCCTCGCGTTTGCCGTTTGGGTTTACAGGCACCGTCTCAAAGTCCAGCTCGCCGTACCAGCTCTTTGCCAGTACGGTGTATTCGTATTTCGGCATTCCGCCGCCCTCTGATACGTCCTCCCGCTGGAACACAGTGCAGATACCACTATCAAGGAGCATCCTCATGCACCGCCCTTTCCGCCAGCCAGCGTTCCCGCCGGTATTGGGCAAGCCACGGAGGCATGGCCCCCGCGCTGTCCCTGTTCTGATATCGCCACACGGCCAGATTCGTCAGGAGGAACGCGTCGTCGGCGCTCCCCTCCCGGATGGTGATTCCCGTCCGCTTGAGTTCTTCCTCCGCCGCGTCGATCAGCACCAGCAGGTAGTCGTCCATACTGGTATCGCTCTGTAAGCGGTTTAGGCGGGATTTGACCAGCGACAGCACCGTCGTTTTGTCCATGTGCGCCCTCCTTTCTGGTAATAGGGGAGCGGGCGCGAATCACGCCCGCTCCCGCCTCTTAGCTCTTAGTGACCGTCACCTTGTAGGTGCGCACGGTCGTACCGTAGGTCACCTTGATCGTCAGCACGTTAGCGCCGGTCGCCCACGTGGCAGAGCCTCCGTTGGTCACCGCCGTAGCGCCGTTTTTGATCTCGATTTTCGCGCCAGCTTTTGCCGCCGTGGCGGTCACTTTGGCGGACGCTCCTGTGGTGGTGCTGGTGTATTCCAGCGTCTCCGGGTTAAATTTGGGAGACAGGCTCAGCGACCCTACTTCCAGCTTTTGCAGGGCCGCGCTTAAGGGTTTGCGGTATCGCTGGCAAAGGTCACGTCGTCAGCGTCCGGCGCAGTACCGGCAATGCCGATACCGACGAAGCCCTCCGCGATCACGGGCTTACCGTCGTAGCGGGCCGTTCCGCGGAATACGGTCTGATCCTCGACGAAACGGTAGTGCTCACTGGTGGCCAGCTGCACTCCCGCACGCTCGGCCAGCACGTACAGCTCGCCGTAGCCGCCGATGATCTGGTTGTCCGGGATGAAGTTGAGGGTCTCAATCGCGCCACCGATGACCGGCATTACGTCCTGCATACCCGTTACCAGCGCACCGGCGCTGTTGAGGCTCATGGCCTCCACGGTCAGCTTGAGTTTGGTCGCCTCGTTCATGGCCCAGAACTTCGCACCGCTGGCGTAATCGTTTCCGGTTGCGCCGCTGATCGTCGCGATCTCCTTGAACAGTTCCACGCCGGTCTTGTTGGTGATGGCCTTGAGGTGGCTGGTGTGCAGATCGGCCCAAGCGCGCTCGTTGGTGGAGTAGCCGCTCGGCTCGCTGCTCTGGGCCAGACGGGTCACGATACCAAGCGGCATCTTGGTGCCCGTGCCGTACAGGATAGCCTTATCCAGCGCAAGGCCGATAGCTCGGCCAATGGCGGTCAGTACCTCGGTCGCCAGCGCGATATCGCTGTCCTCAAGCAGGGCGTTGCATACGGGGATGAAGCCGCCCACCTTGTAGCCGTCCATCTCCACATTGGTAAAGCTCAGAGTAAGCTCGTTGAGCTTGGCGCACATCTCCGTCCATACGGCCTCCGGGATAGCGCCCGCCACCAGCATCCGGCTAGTGCCGGGAACCTGACGCACAGTCACGTGTTTCAGCAGCTTGCTGTTCTCGGCGGTCTGCTGGCGGATAATGCCCAGCATCACGTCGGGGATGGTCAGATCGCCGCCGGTAATGCTCCGCTTTTCGCGGCCTACCTCGCGCAGCGTCCGCAGGAAGCCTTTCACATCCTCCCGCGCGAAAAATGCGTCTCTCTCCTGTACGTCCATGCCAAAGAATTTCCGATTCTCCATAGGTCTTTCAGCCTTCCTTTCTTTGCGGTCTTCCGCCTTTTTGCCGGTGGAGGCGCTGCGCTCGTTGATTTCTTCCAGCTCCTTTTCCAGCTCCGCGATCTGGGCCTTGATGGCCTGTCGCTTGGTCTCGTGTTCTTCTTCCTCCGCCGCCAGCGCCTTGTCGTCCTCCTCGTACTTGGCGAGTTCTCCGTCCAGCGCTTTCTTGTCTTCGGGGCTGGTTTCCTCGGTGACTTCCTCCACCGCTTCCGTCAGCTCCGCCTCGCGGCGCTCCATTTCGGCCCTGCGCTCCCGCAGTTCGGCCTCTTTGGTTTCCTCCGCCGCCAGTTCCTTGTTCAGATCCCCGATCTTTTTGCCGAGGATGACCTGTCTCAATGCCATTCTTTTTTCAGCCTCGCTTTCATCCGCTCTTTCCAGAGCTCGATCTGCCTTTTTTGGATTTCCTGATATTCCTCCGCCCGGGCGGAAATGGCGGTCTCCTTGTACGCCGGGAACGTCACGCAGGACACCTCATAGAGCTTCACCCGCTTGATCGTCCAATGGACGGCCCCAGTCCCCGGATCCACGTCCGTCCGCTCTTGGAGGATGTCGAAACCGAAGGAGCATTGGCTCACGTCGCCCCGTTGCACCCGCGCATACAGGTTCATCGCGTCGCTGTCCTGCTCGTTGATCTCGATGCTGCCCCACAGGCCGTGCTCGTCCACCCGCAGCGTCATAGTGCCAGCCGTAGTGCGGCCCAGCACCAGACGCGTCTCGTGGTCGATCAGTGCTCTGATATCTCCGTCCAGCGCCCCGTCAAAGGCGTGACGGTCGATGCTTTCCGTCGCCCCGTCAAAGATCTCGTAGTTGCTATCGAACACGGCAAAGTAACCCTCGATTTTCTTTTTGCCGTTTTCCTCCCGCGTCTCAAAGCGAGTCGCTCCGCCACGGGTCTGTCGTTCACTCCTCATCGCTCTCACCTCCCCCCACAAGTTTGCCTTGATCTCCCAGACGATCCGCCGGGATGTAGTTTTCCAGCGCCAGCAGCTCGTCCATATCAGGATCCGGCGCAAAGCCCAGCCAGTCGCGCCACTCATTTCGCCGCAGTGCCATGCGGTCGACCATCTCTTTGCCCGCGTTGACCAGCTCGCCGATGTCGTAATTGAGCAGGCTCCGATGGTTAAACCGCCAGTACAGTTCCGGCGAATACAGGAGCTTTTTCGTCAATTCCTGTTCAATGTTCTTTGCTACGGCCATGACCCGGGTGGACACGAACCAATTAAACTCCTCCCGCTTGAACTCGCCTACGCCCACCAAAAAAGACGGAACGCCCATCATGGCCGCTACCGCCTTTTTGTCGAGTTCTAGGCTCTTTTCGATTGCCAGATCGTTCAGGGTGAGCGGTTTCACTTGCTCTACGTCTATGGTGTCTGCCGGAATCATCCATCTTTGTTATTGAGCTCTTCTAAAAGCCCGTTTACTTTGACGATGACGGACGGTACAGGATTTTTCATGATTGCTTCTTTTGTGGCATTTGTCTGCCGTAGGCTTCGCACCACGTCCGCAAGCGCAACTTGGAAACCCTGTCCCTGCCACGGCTGCTCCGGGTCTGGGCGAATCAGGAAGTGCAGCACTTCGTCCGGGCTGTATTCTCGGCCATTTGCGCGCACTCGATAGCTCTCCCCGTCCTGTCGAAAACTTACCATGGACGGTTTGACGGGCTGCAGCTCATTCAACAGTTCGCCACTGTACCGAGGGATCGTCACCTGATTTCCATGCAGAATCAGCGTAGAAACCAGCAAGGACATGAACGTGCTCCGCGTCATGTCCTTGTTTGGCGATATGTCGAGCTTTTTGGCAAGCTCGTTTTTGATCCGCACGTCGCCCTGATCCGTATTCTGCATTAGATGGATCGTCATGCAGGAGATCAGGTCTGCATATACCCCGGCGCACATTTGCACCTCTGGGCAGGAGGTGACCGGCTTGTAACCGTCCCCGCACAGGATCGTCCACACGTCCGGCGTGCAAAGCACCCCAGACCTTTTCAATTTTCCGGGCTTGTCTCTGCTTCTCCCGGTGGGAAACCATTTACTCATCCAGCCAGCTTTTTGCATCGCTTATCCTCTCCATGTCTTCCAGCATCCGTATCACCGCAAAGACCGACGCGTCGAATAGGTCGATCCTGTGCTGTGGCTGGATCTTCTCATATTGGATCATATCGTCCGTTTTTTCGATAGCTCGGACGTTTTGCACACAGTACTCGTAGGCTTCGCTTCCGAGGTAATACAGGTGATTATTTTTCACCTGACTCTCGATGTGTCGGAAACCTTCGCTTTTTTTGTAAAAGTACTGCGGCTGATCGACGATTCGGAAACCCGCCCGTTTCATCTCCAAGAAATACTCGCGGCAGAACTTTCGATCGTGCCCGACTTGGCGGATCTTGAATCCATCCTTTTTCCGGGCTTTGTACCAGTTGACGACGGTCGTCGCGTCGTTGGTCGGCGCGTTGCACATATCCAGCCAGCCGTCATCCCGCCATCCGAACAGGGGAATGTTGTCCTCGTCCGCCTTTTTTGCTGCCGCTACGATTGGGAACCATGCATGGGTGATGATGATATCGATCCCGTTATAGTGTCCCACCAGCGCCGCCGCCGTCAGGTCGTGCAGCTTGGACAGGTCTGTGCCGCCATACCAGTCCGCGCGCAGCGCCGCAAGTGCCCGCATTTTTCTTTCCGTCGGCCACTCTTGCTTGATTCCCAGCACTTCCTCCGCCCGCCTGTTGCTTCGCCGGAACTCCTCCACGTCAAAGTACGCCTTGAGCGCCGCCGTGAAGCGGTTTAGCGACTTGGCAAAGAAATCCTTACGCTGCTGCGGGTCGTTTTGGGCTTGCAGCGCATCGTTCATGATGTCCGCTGGCCGGATCGTGATCCCGTAGTTTGGGTTCGCTTTCTGGTGCTGGATCGGCGACGTGAAATCCACTTCTCCGTCTTCGTCCGCATCGGCGCAGCACACGAAGATAAAATACGCGTCGTCCTCCACTGTCCCGTTGAGGATCTTGCGGCAGTACTCCAAGCGCTGTGCACAGAAGCCCGTCCCGTCGTCGCCCGCCGTGGTGATACCGATCACCAGCTTATTTGTGTACGCCTTTGTGGCCTCTTTGAGGATGTTGTACTGCTTCGGCGTTTTGTAGGCGTGGATTTCGTCGGCAATGACGATATTACAGTTAAAGGAGTCCTGCTTGTCTGGGTTGGATGCCAGCGCGTTTAGGCTGATCGACCCGCCCGCCAGATTCTCATGGCTGATACTGTGACCGAAACTGTTGTTGAGAATCTTCCAGCCGTCCGCCTCCGCCTCTTTTCGGCTGCCGTACAAGCTGTTCTCGATGTTGTAGCGCCAGTTATCAAAGCTTTCCATGGCCTGTTTAAGGGCCGCGCCCACAACGTACACCTTCGCCCCGCTGGCTCTCTCAAGGATCGCCAGCCCGTAGGCAATCGCCGCCGCGAATAGCGTTTTGCTGTTTTTCCGCGGGATGAAGATAAACGCCTCTTTTACCAGCCGCTCCTCCGTCCCCGGCTTAAAAAAGATCAGCATGGCGTACAAGCAGAACTTTTGCCAAGGCTCAAGTAAAAAGGGCTTGCCGCGCATTGGCTCGCCCTTTAGGTTTTCTCCTTGCCTGTGCTTGAACGTCGCCTCGATGATCCCGATCACGAAATCCGCGTCCTTGGTTTTGATGTCGTACTTTCCGCTCTCCACCATTTCCGCGAATCGCCTACACCCAAGTGTCAGATCCCGGCAGGCTATCCGCTCCCCACTGAGTACGCTCTGCACATATTCCCATACCGTCTCCGCATATTTGCCTCGCATCATCCGCTCAACGCCTTCAACGCCTCACCTAGCGTGCTTTTCTTTTCTTTTGCCATAGCCGCCTCGTTGATCCTTTTGAGCGCCGCAGGGGTAAGTCCTAGCTCGCGCTCATGGGCTAGCAGCTGCGTGTAGACCTCGTCTCTCGCCTGTAAGAAAGGGTTTTTGACGAAGTTTTTTGCTCCGGCCTTGTTGGTGTGCGTGACGACTACGTTCCCGCCGGATTTTTCGAACGCCGCCTCGATTTCGTCCATCTGAACGTACAATTTCGCCGTCCGATTTATGGCCTCCATGTATTGAGGCTTGTAAGTCCCCAGCTTTTGCATCCGCTCGATGATCGTC